TACCAATAGATGCTACACTAAAGGTTGTACAAGGTGGTGATGCCCAAAAATAATCATAAGTATCTTTTATAGTATTTAAATCTAAATCTAAAAAATCTATACAAATATCAGGATTATATTCTTTAATATTATCAATAGTTAGTGTTTCAAATCTTAATTTTTTACAATAATTTGAAAATGATTTACTACCTGAAAATAATTCTATTGTTTTCAATCATATGACCTTTTTATATTTTATTTATTTTTAATTTATAGGTAAGTATTGACTAATCTATATAAGTTTATTTTTGAATATTAAAATTCATATTTATCTCGCTATAAAATTCATCTTTGCTTCAAAGTCTTTATTAGTAATATTAACATATGGCTCAGCACTACTGATTCCACTATGACCAGCAAAGTTTTGTATTTCTTTTGCACTCATTCCATAATGTATAACCAAATGAGTTAGCCTAATCTTACGAAATGTATGTGCGTTTACATGGAACGCTCTCTTACAAGTTATCCCAAACCAATCTTTACACATCTTTGTATTATTATCCTTAGCTCTTGCTGAAGTAAAAAGATACTGATCAAGAACATACATAATATCTTCTGACTCATTATCATATTGACCATAGATTAATTTCTTTGCATTAAGATCAATAAAACAATCTGCTACTCTTTGTTTGTAATGCTTATAAATTAGATTAATAAAATACTTCTCGTTTTTGAAATTACCTATTACTCTTTTAAATTTTTGTTTCTTATTCTTTCTGTTAATAAGATCAAAGCTCATGAACTTCTCGTGAAGTCTAGTCTCATATATCATTAAATCTTTAAGCTTTATATCTGTTATTTCAGATACTCTTGCACCAGTAATGTAAAGTAAACAACCTATCGCCATGTTCCTAAGCACAGTATGTGTATTGTTTATACCTGCCTTTCGCATACGATACTCTGATTCTTTAATCATGTATTCAACATCTTTAAGGAATCTCCAACGCTTAGTATCTGCTAGAGTTCTATAATATTCAGTGTGAGCACACAATCTTTTATCATTTACCATATTAAAACCTTAATTAAAAGTTGAATGATTGGTAATTACCGTTAATCATTCATCATATATACATTAAGCACCGAAAAGTTTATAAAAGTAAGTTTGTTTTAATCAAAAAAAGCGAACTTTAGTATAAAGAGTAAATTCCATTATAATGAGTGGAACTTCACGAATCACAACCTTATTATTATTAGTTATATAATATTACAGGTATATATGCCATTTCACACATTCAAAACATTTGAAAAAACTATAAACAAGTTTTAAGTGTACTAAAATATATACTAAAAAATAAACAGTATTAAAATTTCGGTCAAGTATATATAAGGTGCATACTTTAAAATTTTTTTTTTTGATACTAATAAATATACATAACTTATCAAAGTAGAAATTAACATAACATATAATACAAATATAATATTATGATACATAGGTAATAACATGTAAATCCCAATAAAAAGTTTAATATCACCGCCACCTAAACCTTTTTTAGTTAATATAAGACCTATAAGATATAATACTACAGCACCTATTATACTTATGAATATGTATTCATTAAAGATTATATTCAGTGCAAGACCGATTATTATCATTGGATACGTTATACAATTATATATGTTGCCAGACTTAACATCTGTACATACAGCAATAAACGAAAATACTAAAATTAGAAAAATTCTTAATAATATCAAGTTCATAATAAAAGAGAGAGTGTCATAGTAGAAAATGAATAAACTACTATGACTAAGGTTTTTTAGATCTATCTAATATATATAATGACAAAAACCTTTATAATAATATCATAGATAATTATAATATGAAAAGGTGCTGTAAAAACACCTTTACATAATTGTCTTTGGGGAAAGACATGTACGATATTATAAATATATTATAGTAGTAAATGTTTTTAAAGGTATGCTCGAAAGTAATTTATAGTAAAAATTAGTAAAATTAATGAATTTATATAAAATTAAATAGTCAGTCATTTTATAATCATTCTATAAGAATTTATAAGCATTTTAAAACTAGTATAATTCTTATTAATTCTTATTAAATTCTTATAAAATGCTTATTAAATTCTTATTAAACAACGATAAATAATACGTTTAAGTCATAATGCGTATAGAATTTTAATTTATATCTAAAAACCTTAAAAAGTGCCAAAAAACGTCCAAAAAACGTGATCTCTACACTTTTTGTGAATCAATAAGCATTTTGAATTAGTGATACCTTTATAATATATTCTAATATTAACTTCTATAAGAGGTGGAATTATGGATAATAAAGATTATTTTACAGGACGTATTTTTGCAAACAGATGTAATAAACAAAAACTTATTACTGTACCAACTAGGTGTAATTTCAAAAAAGGTGATTATGTAATAGTTAGAAAAATAAAAGAAGATGAAATTTAATATTTATAGGGGTGTAATATATGTATGATAATATAATAGGTATGTTAAATAACTACGATCTTGAAATAGTAAAAGTTACTAATCTAACAAATAAAAAGTTTATATTGTATACTAAAGATAAAATTTTAAATTATAAGATTGTATCTAATTCTACAAAGCAAGATGTTTTAGAAGATATTATTCATATTGTAAGTAGCGATAATCCTAATTGGTATATTGATATTGTTGAACAAAAGCCTAGCTTCAAAAAAGGTGTTGAAGAAATTAAAACTTATTTATCTTATTATTGTAGACGTGTTAACGATATTATTAACGATCCAGCTAGAGAGCTTATGTTTACAGACAATGGTGTTGATTATTTTAATCTATTTCAAAACACAAAGTATGTTGTAGAAAAACCCAATGAATATAAAGATTGGAGTACAATATATAAGGTGTTATCTAATTTATGTGGTAAGGATGAAGATAATTATGATTGGGCTATTAATTTTTTATCATGTTTATATAATAATCCTACTTATAGGTTTGCTACATCAATTATATTTATAGGAGATAAGGGTTCTGGAAAAGGTATGCTTTCAGAAGCATTAATGAAAATTTATGGAAGATGTACTTATAGAGCAAATTCTAAAGACTTAACTAATAATTTTAACAGCCAACTGTTTGAAGGTAAGGTTTTATTGTTAGCTAATGAAATTATAGATCAAAGGAATAAATATCAATTTTCTAACGATCTTAAAGAGTTTGTTACTGAAAAAGAAATATCTGTAGAGAAAAAGTTTTCAGATAGATATATGGCTAAGAATTATATTAAGCTAATCTTATTTTCAAATAGTAATCAGCCAATATCGATAGAAGAAGATGATAGAAGGTATGCTGTATTTAAAGGTAGAAAGATTGATATAGATTATGAAGAACGTAAAAAGTACTGGGATGATGTGGATAATTATTTTACTGATCAGGTTGAAGGATTTTGTTATTTTTTAAAGAATTATAAGTATGATTTATCAAAAGTTGTTTCTGAACCAATAATGACAACTTACAAACAAGATATTATAGATGTTAATAAAACAGATTTTAAAAGTATAATATTAGATATTTTAAAAAGCAACTCTTATGATTATGTTAAAAGTACTGATGGAAATTATTATTTACTATATAGTTTAGTTTATGATCAATATTTTGTTAAAGAAGGTGTCAGAAGAATTGCTAAGAATAAATTTAGTCCTAAATTGAAATTAGAAAATTTTTTAGTTGTAAAAAAGACAATCGATTCTTATAATAATACATTTGTTAAAATACCATTAGATATGAGTGAAGAATATGAAAAGTCAATAGGAGATGATAAACTTGGAAGAAAATAATTTGTTAGAATGTCCAATTTGTAATCATGACTTTTTAAAATTAAAAGATGGTGTGGTTGCAGTTATTATAAATGGTTCTGCTGAATTTATATGCGATAACTGTTACAAGTTTAAATTTTCTAAGTACAGTAATAAAAAGTGTGAAGTTTGTGGTAATGTTGAGAAAACTAATAACGCTTATTTTTTCAAGAAAGGAAAACAAATTTCGTTAGTGTGTAGAGAATGTCATGATAGAGTTTATGGAGATGGTAAAGAATGAATTGTGGTTTAGAAGTTAAGTTGTTAAGATTTTTAGTTAGTTTTTTATTAATAGGATCTACAGTTATGACTATTAGTTATTTTTTTTTTAGTCCTAATCCTAGTATTTTAAATACTATTGTAATTATGGTTGTTGACCTAATTTGTTTTGGGATTTTTTTAAATATATTTTCGGTTACAAGTTGTTTATATGGAGCATGGTGATAAAAAATGAGCGTAGGTATTAATATAGAAATAGGAATTACTTTAGCAGTAATTGTTCCAATAGTATTTTTTGTTATGGAGCAGTTTTTTGTTAAAAGATATACTAAAAATAAAATAAAAGAAATGTTTAAAGATAAAGATATAATGGATATACATTTTGATAATTCATTTATGTTTATTTCTGATAAAGATGTTATATTTGAAATTATGTTAAAAAATAACGTTATTGAAAAACATAGAATAGTTAATAAAAGATTTTGTACTAAAAGGAATAAATGGAATGTGTGTGTTACTTATAGTAATAAATGGATTAAAAATTATTAAATAGGTGGTGATTAAAAGTGAATGTTGATAAAAAGATTAAAGAAATTAATTATAAAATGAAAAATACTTTAAAAGTAATGGCTTTTGTAAGTTTAGGATTTTTATTTTTATTAGATAAAGTTATTTATTGTTTAGTGGTGGAATATATTTATTAGGAGATGAACTGAAATGATAGACTTTGAATTAATAGACAAGGTGCAGGATGTTATAACAATAGTGGCTGTGCCTTTAGCAACAATTTTACTTATAGGGATTGTCATAGAATTAAGATACTTAAAAAAAAAGATTATGGAGACGAATATATATGAAACTAAACTTAAAAACAAATAAGAAAATTAGCACAGGAAATAGTATCAAGCTTTCAAGAGTGAGATCATTATTGTACTATTTGTTAATAGGAATTCAAGTTGCAGGAGTTACAGTTGCTACAGACATAGGAAGTTATTTCTTTATCATGTGGTTGTTCTCAACCGTAATAATCATAGCTTTGATATTCAAAGAGTTCCAAATTAGGAAGTTATTAAGATTATTACTTGCTAATAAAGAAACATAGGTCTTTATATATAACCAATTTCTAAGTGTATTAGTATTAATAAAATATGGAGTTGGTTATTAATGAATGCAAAAGGACAACAATCAGTAATGGCTGTTTTAACAGTTGTAATTGCTTCCGTATTAGCTATCATAATTTCTAATGCTTTCATAGATGCAGGAAACTTCAGCGGTACTTTAAGTACTCTTGCTGAAACTATACCATATATCTTAATCGCTATTGGTATTTTTGCTGGTCTTGGTGCATTAGGTTTATTTAGATAGATCTAATACCTTGTGAGTTGAGGATGTTTACATCCTTGATTTCACTTAAAATTCTTATTCTCTGAAAACATAGGTGTTTATATACAACAAATTTCTAAGTGTATTAGTATTAATAAAATATGGAGTTGGTTATTAATGAATACAAAAGGACAGCAATCAGTAATGGCAGTTTTATCCGTTGTAATTGGATCAGTATTAGCAATCATAATCGTTAATGCTTTTATAGATGCTGGTAATTTCACTGGAACATTACTTACTCTTTCAGGTACTATTCCTTATATACTTATAGCAATTGGTATATTCGCTGGTTTAGGTGCATTGGGATTATTTAGATAGATAGTCACCTCGTTATACTGTGAGGACTAGTTCCTCACACTATTTCTTTTTATACATTTGCTATTTCGAGCATATCTTTTTAAAGCTAATATCTATAGATATATATATGAACTGGATATTAAGTTTAATATTTATGACATTAGGGCTGGTATTCTTATTTTTCGGCTATAAAAACAAGAACGTAGAGATAACTTTTGTAGGCTATTTGTTTATATTCATAGTTGGTGTTGGTGTGCTTTCAACGGGTTTAGCAATACCTACTGGGTATTTAATAGGGTGATTAATTTGAATGTAAAAGTGCTAGCAATATTAATGACAGTAGTGATGGCTGGCTTTTTTTTCGTACCAGTATATGCACACACGATCATAGCCCCAGATGATTTTTTAATAACTAATCAAGTTGGAGTAGGCATGACTAGTATTGGTGCTAGTACACAAATGAGTGTTAAGGGTAGTGGGTTTGATATTTTTAATTTGTTTGATAATAGTAATAACGAAATATTTACAATTTTGAATAGTGGTAATGTTGGAGTTGGTGTTGAAGAGCCTACGGCATTTTTGCATTTAGGAGCAGGAACAACAACTAATCCACCACTGAAATTAACTTTAGGTACAGCACTTACAACTCCAGAACTTGGTGCTTTGGAGTTTATAAATCATAGATTTTATATTACCAACAAATCAGTAAGGAAAGCAATAGACAGAACTGCAGATGTCAAATTGACTACTACAACACTAGTGAATACTGCTATAGAAACAACTGTGTTCACTGCAGAAGTTCCTGCTAATAGTTGGGTAGCAGGGAATGTGTTAAAGATGGTAATGGCTGGGAATATTACAAACGTTAGTTCTTCACAGGATGTTACAATAAGAGTAAAAGTAGGTGGTACTGAAATTGCAAAAGTAGTATCTGCTGGTGGAAATTTAGAAGATAATTGTTGGCATGTTAATGGTCAAGCAATAATAAGAAGTGTTGGCGAAAGTGGAGAAGTAGCTTGGCATATGGATATGGTTATTGATGAAGAAGCAGATTCGTCAACTTGTGAAGTTGGAGATTATAACACACTAGGAGATTTGGATATAACAGTAACAGCAGAATGGGATTCTGCAAATGAGGGTAACATTTTTAATTGTACTATTGGGTTTATGGAGTACAAGAATTAATATGAACAGAAATTTAATACTAACAATATTAGTGGTATGTTTAATAGTTCCGTTTGTAAGTGCAGACTTTACACTTCCTAATTATGATGGGGATATTAATCAGGTAATGATAAGTGGCACTGATAATGTTTTGTACTGGTCTGATATTGATGGAGTAGTAGTACCACAACCAGACATTGACTTGAACATTGTTGGCGAATGTTTCATTCCAACCAATAGTTGTGATAACGAATATTTAGTGAATGGTGCAGGGTTTTGTGATTATAATATTGTGCTACCTGATGATGCTAATAGAATTTATATAGAGATTGTAACTGGTAATATTGGAAGTTTGTCTAACACTGCATTTTACTTGGACAGTAATATCACACTTCCTATTTGGGTAGACAAAAAGACTATGCCAATATATTTAATATGCAAAGAAGTGTCTAATACATACTTTGTGCAGGATGTGATTTCAACAGTAACACTTGGTGTGGATGAAAACTATAACAACATTGAAGTAACCAAAACTTATACAACCACAACTCGTGACGATTTAGTGATTATGGTATTAGCAGGATTGTTATTGGTTTTTGGTTTGTTTGGAATGATTAAGATTATAGGTGGGTTTTTTAAATGAACAAGATTATAAGTATGATATTGATTATGTGTATGATTATACCAACAGCATTAGCATTTCCTGTTGAGGGTGAATGTATAAGTTATGTTAATTGTTATAATGTTACTGAGCTAGCAGAACCAACAATGTGTGAGTTTATTATCAGTGTGCCTGAGGACATGACTAGTGTTTTTATAGATGTGGATCAGGGTAGCAGATTGTATGGTGGTAGACATTTTGACATGGTGATTTCTGAGGATGATACTAACATTTCAATATTTGCAAATCGTGAAACTTTGCCGTTGTATATAGTTTGTAGCGAAGCCTCTAGTGATTACGAGAGAGAACAATATATTGAAATGACAACAATTGGCATTGATGATAATTATTCAAGCATACCAGTGAATAATGATTATGAAGTTATAGATCGTACAAACATGATTGTGTTAGTGCTAGCAGGATTATTTTTCGTGCTCGGATTGTTTGGGATGATCATGATAATTAGTAAATTTTTTAAGTAGGTGACAAATTATGACTAGTGAATTGAGTGTGCCAGATTTCGATAACTCAGAAGAAATTCATGACATGCAAGCAGAACAACACGATTGGGAAGAAGAACCTAAGTATGTTTCGTTTAAAAGTGAACATGATGTGCATGCTAAAATAATCGTGCCTTATACCAAGTCAAGCTATAATATTGGTAAGGGTTTGGATTCTAATGGTGTTTTGAGAACAGGATATATTCCAACGGGCTTTTCTGAAGCAAACACACCTGACTTGACAACTGCAAACTTGCAAGTTGATAGTATTCCTAAGAACCTAGATGAACGATACATATTCGCAATAAATACTTGTTTAGCGAATCTTATTAACATGTATAAGATTACTGGTATTGATGTTAGACCTAGCTACGAGATGATGTTGCTTAGAAGAGATCTATATAATTCAATGACAAAAGCACGAAAAGGTAAATTGTTAGAATATTCATTCGTGAAGAAATCTGATATTTCACAAACTAGAACTGATAACATAAGAACACAAACACAAAAAAAGAAAACTTTAAAAGATAAGATATTCGGAAGCGGTGAAGCTGAAGAATACTAGATAAATTACGAGGTGACTTAAATTATGAATTTGGTAATAATATTTGTATGGCTAGCATTTATGTTTGGAGTAGCATTCTTTTTCTTGCTCTCAGCAGGTGGTGGCTTATTAAAAACTAGACTGAAATCTAAAATGCTGTTTTGGAAAGGTAAAGGTAAGCATATACAGTTTTTTGACAAATCTGGTAAGTCAAGGTTCTATTATGAGATACCAGACAAAGAAGGGTGTATAACCATTGATGGTGAGAAATATAAATTATCAGAAACTAATCATAGTCTTGCTGATAGAACTAATGGTAAAGGAACTATACATGTTATTGATGGTGAACCATTATATATAATTGTTCAAGGTAGTCCAAGCAACGTGTTAGTTAAGCAACGTGATTATGATTTGGACATCTCAAGGATGACTAAGATTATAAAAGACATACACACTTTAGTTATAGCAAAGGATGAGGTAGGAGCTTTAAAATACGCTAATGGATTAATAAACGCTAGTTTTAAGCTATCTAGTAGTTATAAATACCTCGTACCTGCTAGAAAGATAGCTAAAGAGTTACTTTTAATAACACCAAACTATAATGACAATGGAATAAGTCGTACTAGAACTGGTTTACAGATGCTTAAATTGTTTGAGATTGGTTTCTCCAAGCTTCAAAGAGTGCTAGTATCCAAGAATAGAACACTTATAAACTTTACTGAATTTTTTAGTGTCATAAACCTAAGCAATATGTTCAATGACGGATTTGCTGAGGCTGGAAGAATAAGATCCATTGAGCAGGAAAGAATTAAAAAATCTCAGTCCAAGATTGCAAAAGTAGGAATTGGAATTGCAGTTGTGGTTGTGGGCTTGTTAGTGTTTTTATTAATCAAGCAAGGTGAGTCTATTGATGAGCTTAGTATTCAAATGACAGCCATTAGTAAGAACATGATTGAAATCAAGGATAGTACAAGTGGAATTGTAAATGCAGACTTGAACGTGACTGGTAACCCAGTTCTTGTAAATAATGGCACTCAAGGGTGATTATAATGCCAATTAGTGGAGTTCCTGAGAAGCAATCATCAGTAAAAATAATGGACAATGTGGTTTTGTCTACTGACATGCAAGACAGAACTATTGTTGAACAAATAAGATGGCAGTACTGGGTAACTGTTGGGGTTGTGATCAAAGCTGGTAATGAAGGCTATGATGAATCAGCAGTAACCTCAGCAATGTTATCAGTATCTTTATTGTGTTCGTTCGTAGAAAACTATTATGGCAATTCTAAAGCTTTTTTTGAAGCTAAGGTTAAGCTTCTAAACGATTATATTAATAGACTTGTTGGCGACAAATCTGACAAGACAAAAGCAAAAATGATAATTGAATGTACAGATATACTTAGACACATAAACAAAGTTTTGTCTGAGAACGGTAAGAAGATACTTAGTGATGCTATTGGTGAGATGTAGATGAGTCAAACAGTTAGGCTACCAGCACATTTTGAAGCCATGTCACCAGTTGGCAAGTCAATATATACAAGCATTTATACACAGAGATTTAGAGATATGAACTGGTTTGGAACTACTATTGGTATGCCTGGTGCTGGTAAGACTACATTTTGCCTCAAAGCATTGTGGGAATTACAAGTAGATCCACAGACGCTAGAACAAACTTTCGATCCAGAGACTCAAGTGGTGTTTAATATAAAAGACTTTCTTAGATTAGTACAGAAAACAGATCCTGTGAAGAATCCTGGTTATGGTATATTGTACGATGAGATGGAACTTGACGCACACTCTCGTGGTTGGGGGGCAATAAGTAAACAATTAGAATTAACTGTGTCAACTATGAGATTTAAGAAGAACATTATGTTCGCGTCTTTGCCACACGAGAAACAGTTATTGAAAGGTGTTAGAAGATTAAGGAACGCTAGGATATTCTGTAAGTTTGTGAACCACCAACAGAAGTTTATATATGCAAAATATTATAATTTAGATTATAACATGACTGCTGACACATATAAGAATGAAGGTACAGAAGCTAAACAATATTTTCCTAGAGTGAATTTAAAAACTAAGCATGGAATTAGACCATATAGAATAACTGGTATTAAATGTAAGCCACCACCAAAGAAGATAATTAAAACCTATAAGAAAATGAAAGTAGATTTCTTGGATTCATATTATGCTCAACAGATTGCATACTGGGATAGAGAAGATCAAAAGAACAATGTTAATGAAATAGATTTTTCTACAACTTGTGAGTACATTGACAAGTACAAAGATAATCTTATGTTCAAAGGCAAGGTAGATCCAGTACTGTTATCAGAAGAACTTGGTATATCTACATCTAGGGCTAGAGAATTTTCAAGAGCATACACACACAAAAAAGAGATTAAGAAAATAAAAAGGATGAGCTTTATAGATTAGATTTATAAACCTAATCGTTATATAAATATATATGAACCAAAAACAGATAGTTGATGAATATAAAAAGCTTATGAAAGCTTATTATCCTCAACTTTCTAACATCTCTTATTCTGTTAATAAAATCAAGTTTAAAGAATTTAGAAAGCAAAGATTTCCTCAAAAGAAAGTTAACAGTCTACATTTTAATAATTATAAACTTCTTACTCAGCCTTATGAAGAATGGACTAAGGCACAGCTTAATGAAGCCCAGAAAGTTATTGATTATTTGAGACACGGAAAAGTTAGAAGAACTAATAACAATACTACTTTCGTGTATAAGCATCCATTATACTGGGGTAGATAATATGCCTGTAACTGCATCTAATTTTATAGTTAAACCAACCATAAAGTTTAAGACTTATAGCTCACCAGCTTCTGGTTATAATGGTTCTCAAGCTAGTAGTTATACTCAGTTACAAGCACCAACCATTACTGAGGCTGAACAACCAAAGTTTATGTCACCAATACTAGACTACAACTTGGACTTTAAAACTGTTGCATACTCTAAACCTGCAAAGCTAATCTCGATTGTGGAAAAGAAAAGACAAATGTCACTTAGTCCTACTGCAAAAGCAGATTTGATAAGTTATCAGACTGAGCTGAAGCGTAGACATAACATAAGAGATTATGAAATTGATATTGATAGTATTAAAAGACAGCCAACTATTACTGGTGAAGAGTCTATGCTTGGGACAAAGATAATCGAGCCACCTAAGTTTATTGAGCCTAGTGCTAAGTTTGAGCCAAGCTATTATAATCCATTAACCATTAAAGAGATAGGCACAAAACATATTACAGCTGTCGCTAAGGAATTATTAAAAAAAAGAATTACTGATAGTAGTAATCTTCCAAAAGAATATACTAAAAGCTTTGTGGGTGCACCAGAGAAAAATAAAAAGAGATTGTTTGCCAAGTCTTGGAAGAGTAGTGGTTTAGTAGGGTTAGATCCTCTTTCTGATACGATGATGAAATCATATCGTACTGTGGCTTTAGATGTGGATGACAATGCAATAGATTATTTACATGCAGTGGATGATAAGCTTAGCAAAAGAGATAGAGACACAATGATAAAGGAATCTATTATTGATGTTGAAAGAGCAAGTTCTGAAATAGCGGTATTTCCTATAAGAGGTATTTCTGGTGCTATTGGTTTAGCATCACAGATTTATGCTGAGCCTAAAGAAACAATAAAGGCATTACCAACAATGGTTAAAGGATTACCATCAACAATTAAGAGAGATGCTTATTTAGCATACAAGTTTCCATTAGGTTTTACTGCTGATATTTTAGTAGGCTATGGTTTGGATACGATTATGGGCGACCCAGTTGGTAGAGCAATTGTTAAAGGTACAGACGAAATTACCACAGGCATAACTAAGCTATCACCAAAGTTCAAGACTGTTGTTAAGAACGTATTTGGACAGGAAGAAATTAAAGGTATCACTGGAGTTGGTGGTGATAATATTGATATTGTGCTTGTTCCTGGTGGAAGGTCATTAAAAAGAAAATTGAACGTGTCAGATGTTGTGGATGCTTATGGTAACTTGATACCATTGACTAAGAATCCTAAGTTGCCTAAGGCAAAGAACATAAAGATTAAAAATATATTGGATGCTGTAAAAGGCACTGATGATGTGGTTGGTGGTAGCTATTCACAGTTAGCACTTCTTGAAAAAGAATTTGTTAGAGGTTATGATGATCTTGATATTGGTAGTTTAGATATTGACGCTACTGTGAAAAGAATAGAAAATAAAGTTGGAAAAAAGAATATAAAGGTTGTTAAACAATTAAACACAACTGGAATTATTGATGCCAAGACTGGAAAAAAACTTGCTGATATTGTGGACTATCAGATTGCAGAAGCAGGTTATCTTAAAAAATATGCTCCTATTGAGATTGATGGTATTAAGCTTGCAGACCCAAGAAGTAGGCTTGCTGGAAAAGCAGAGGCATTATCAAAAGGTTTATATTTAGAAAAGACTGTTGGTGATATTGAATCATTGATTGGTGGTGCTGAAGATCTTAGTCCATTAGTAAGTGGTAGAAGCGGGTTCGGGTTCTCGTTTGAAGAACAGTTGGAATATGCTGGCAAGACAGGAACAATCGTATCTGGTCAGCGTAGTTTCTTCAAGAAAGGCTTGTTTGGTTCTGAGTTATTAGCTGGCACTGAGACTTATGGTTTCAAGCCAAGCAAGATACCATTAGAGAGTAGCTTCTTTGGTAGTCCGTTTGATATTGCTACTGGCAAGCCACTAGCTAGAATTACAAGATTGGGAGTGTCAGAATCTGATAACTTTGCTAGCATATTTGATGTGTTATCAGGCAAAGCCGAAATCGGCAAGTCTCAGCAACCACAAATTTTAATATTTGAGAACCAGAAAATTGCTAACATACCCAAAAAACTTTCTAAGCTTGCAAAAAAAGCAGAGGCAGGAGATATGCTTGCAAGAGCAGAGTTCTTTAGAGAATACATTAATTATCAGTTACAGCCATCATCACAGTTTAAGCCTTTGGGTTTTCCAGGTGGAGAGCTTGAGCTAACTGCTTACAAGTCAACTGTTGTTAAAAAGGCTAAGATAGGCGTGACAGTATATAAAGACAAGTCTATTCCGATTTATTCTGTTGAGCTTAAAAAGTCTGGAAAGGCTTTAGGTGGAGCTGTAGATATTAAAAAAGTAATAGACGATTTCATCAAAGGTGATATTACTACTAAACAAGTTGATGATTTAGTATTAGATTTAAAAAGTGCTGGAGCTGATACCTCAACTATTAAAAGATTAAAAGCATTGGTTAAAAAAGCCAAATCGAATACTAATACTATTATTGACGAAGTTGAATTGTTTAATATGCTTAATAGAGATTATAGTACTTTAAAGGCTAAGAAGTTGTACAGAGTAGAAAGACTTATTAAACCCCAACAAATTATAAGCAAGATTAAAGTAGGTGTGGACAATAGTGCTGAGAGCTATATCACAAGCAGAATGAAAAAGACTAAGTCTGCAATACCATTAATTAGGAATGTGCTTTCTGGTGGAGTTGTAGCTGATAAAAGTCTGAGCATGATTAGAAAAGGTGTGAAAAGAACAAGCGTAAACATGTATGATTTTAGTAAGGCAGTGCGAAATGATATTAACAGAATCAGAGTGCCATTAAAGACAAGCAAATCACCAATGCCAATTAAGAAAAGATACCAACCATTTCCTGTATCACCAACTAGATCACCATTACCTACTACTAAACGGATTAGATTGCCAATCTATCCAGTAAGCAGTATAGATCCAATTATATATCCACCATATTCACCACCACCTTATAAGCCAACTAGTGGAACTTATACTCCTGGCTCTCCAATCAAGCCAATATTGACAATGCTACCACCACCAGCACGAACTGGACGGTTAAGCCCATCAAAATTGGTTAGCAGAAAGCCAAAGAAAGCTGAACAGATTTATGGTGTAGAAGTTAGAAAGAGTGGTGAATGGATAAGAGCAGACATTCCAAGCCAGAAGCATAATAAATACTCAGCAATGCAACTTGGAATCAACGAGACTAGCAAGAGTCCTGCTAGATCATTTAGACTTATTAAGCTTAGCGGTGTTGCAAACATAATCCGAAAGAAACCACCAAAGCAATTGACTAGGTATTATAAAAAAACAGGTAAGGGTAATAGGAAATTAAAAAATGCTTATATTGAAAAGCCTAAGTTTGCAATAGACTCATTACAAGAGCGTAAGACCATTACAGAAGTGGGTTGGCAAACGAACAGGAATCTAAAAAAGCAAAGACAAAAACAGAATGGTATGCTAAGCAGACTATTAGGAAATACAAAAAAAATAAGGAGCTGAATAGAACATGTTTAATTTGAAAACAATACTGAGATCTTCTCCAAGTGCGAGAAGAGAATATAGAACACAAGTTATAGACTATCGTAGAGCTAAGTCTGAGCAAGCACGTCAACAAGCAGAATTTTTAGCAAACCAAGAATATGTGACTGCACAACAACTATCACAATATAACAGACTCAAAAAGTCCTATGACGAATCGTTTGCAAGACAAGGTAGAGCATTAGCAGGAGCTTATGCTTCAGAAACAGAAAAAGCACTTACTAAACAGAAAAAGAGTTTGGATACATTCTACAAGACACAATCCGAGATGAGCAAGCTTGAAGAAGAAGCACGAAAGACAAGAGCTATTGAAGATAGTATTAATATCTTTGGTGGTAATATCATGAATGATATTATGACTAAGAAAAAGGTAGCACAAGAAAAAGCTAAATTGCAAAAAGCAAGATCTAGTAGATCACATAGAAGTTCAAGACCATCAACAAAGACACACGACAAAAGAACAGGTGTGACTACATGGACAGCATCACCAGTTTATAGAGACGTAGCTCGTGCGTCTATGATAGCAAAAGAAAAGGCTAAGAGAAAAAAGCTATTAAGATCAGAAACTGTTTATTTATAGGATAGTATTTTAAACTATTCTATAGTACATATATATATTGGAGTTGAAGATGATGAAAAAACTTAATTTTAAAGGGGCATTGGATATGGCAGACCCGTTCTTCTTGGCAATTAGCATACTTGTATTGTTCATTGCAATGAACTTGTTCATACCATTTGCTGACTTGCTTGGGAACGTTGCTACAAACATGACCAATGGTTCTATTTTCATGACGATTGTTTGGATAATACCATTATTAATGATAGGTATGGTAATTTATCAGTTTGTAAGCAAGATGAAAGAACCACGTTACTAGGAGTGATGATTGGATGTTTAATAAACATAAGGGCAAGCCAAAAGGTTTGTTCTTATTCGCTATTATGCTTGTATTTTTAGGTTTAGTCATAGGTGTAGTTAGTGCTGAAACTTTAGAAGTTGCTCATTGGACTTTTAATGAAACTTCTGGAACTACATTAATTGATATTGCTGGAGATAATAATGGTACTAATAATGGAGCTACTATTAATCAAACGGGTAAAATAAATAAAGCCTATAGTTTTGATGGTACTAATGATTATATTTTAATAAATGATTTAAATCAAAATAGTAGAACAAGGTCAATTAACACTTGGTTTAAATTAAATAGTTCAAATGCTTATGATGTTTTTTTTTGGGCATATAGTAATGAAGGTACTAAAAGTATATGGTGTAGGTCAGAAGATTCTACAAGTACTACACGATGTACTTATGATAATGATGTAATAAGTACTATTAATCGTACTTCTGAATATGATGATAATCAATGGCATATGCTAACTTATATTATTAATAATACTTCTCAAAAGCTTTATATAGATGGAGTATATAAAAATTCAACTTCTGAAATTACAACCTCTTTTAATATAAACGATTTATATTTAGGTAGTAGAAACGGAGATTTATATGCAGATGTATTTTTAGATGATACTAGAATTTATGATTTTGATTTAAATTTAAACGATATTGCTTTAATTTATAATGATGGAGATGGAACTGAAGAACCTTTAAATGTATTAATTAATTCACAAAGTATAGAGAACCCTAGTTTAACAGTTTATTCAACCATAAGTTATGATTGGAATGCTGGATATATAGATTCAGATTATAATTCAGATTATACTTATGAATATAGTTTTGGATTTAATGAAACTGATAGTTTTGATGGTGATGAAATATTTGCTGATACCAACCAAACTTTAGATTATAATCAAAACACATTCAAATATTTTGATTTGGATTACACACCAACAACTAACCAAATTGGCGATACAAATTATTCTTTCTTTAAAGTTTATAGATACTTAGATAGTGTTTATGATAGTAACCAAACTGCTTGGTCTTCTGATACTTTTGAAGTTATAGACTGTATTGATCTTAATATTGTTAATCCAACTCCGCCTATATATCCAACAATAAGTTCTGACTGGAATGCTGGATATATTGATAAGGCTTATAGTTCTACAATTACTTACGAGTATAGTCTTGGGTTTAATGATACAAACAGTTTTGATGGTGATGAGATATTTGCTGATATTAATCAAACTCTAGATTATGATCAAAACACAATTAAATATTTTGATTTAGATTATACTCCAACAGTTGCACAAATTGACGATGTTAATTATTCTTTTTTTACTGTTCATAGATATATAGATAGTACATATGATAGTTATGAAACTGCATGGTCTTCTAATACTTTTACTGTAGCTGATAATATTGTGTTTGATTTCAATGCACCAGCATATCCTGATTGGGCAAATGTATTTTATCCAACTAAGAGTTATAGCGGTTCAGCACATTACCAGGACAAGTCTTTCCAGACTGGAATTACAACTTACAAGTATGATCTTGGTGCAAACGACACAAATAGCTTTGATGGTGCTGAAGACTATTGGAAACAAAACCTAAATATTGATTCTGTTGATGGTAATGTAGATGCTTATTTTGAACACACAATTGATGTAGCCGATAAAGGCAAAACTTTGTATGCGTTCTTGACCCTGAAAAGATATTATAATGATGTGTTTATAGATTCTGAAACTAACTGGACTGACAGTTTTGATGTGAACTATGGTAAGTTTAGGGTTCAATTCTATGATGAGAATAGTGGTGTAACACTAGATGGTAATGTTGAGTTTGAGAATACTATTAGCATCCCAGTAGACGAGAACGGGCTTGTATATGTTTGGTTAGAAGATTATATTACTGCTGATGGTCAAGCAATCGAAACTGATGCTTATAGAGAAGTTGATGGTGTGATAACACATACTGCTCGTAGTTTTGATTATTATTTGTATCTCACACGTTCTTATGATATTAATTTTGCTTTGTTGCCAATTGACATGGGTGGATATATTGAGTTCCTAGTCAAGAGCACTGATGATGAGTTGTGGGCTAATAAATATTTGTTATTCTCAAAATCCACTGCTGATATTTCACCATTAACCCAAACTTTAATAGACAGTTATAGCTCAGCAAGTGGAACTACAAGCGATAAGCGTGGTATAAAATTCCATGTGCTAACCGATTGTTACATGAACGGGTTTCATATTGAGCAGACTATAAATTATTTTGATAGCTGGGAGTTGTACGATTATAATCTTGGGACTATACTCGATAGCGGTACTGGGCTTGTAGAAGCTACTGATGAAATAGACACTTCAACAGCCATAAAATTAAATGCTGATAACGAATATTCTCTAGTATTGTTCAATCATGATTCAAGCACAGGCACTTTTGCATATACTAACAATTATCTTTCTAGTCCGGTAACTACAACTTATCTTAGTTACGATAACGGGTGTAGTGATGGTGGCATAAGTTGTACTAGCACAGACGCGTTTATAATCAAGAGCATTTGTGTAATGGACGGAACTGGTTATGATAATTTTTTTATAAGCTCACTTACCCAGTCTATACTCACTGATAGTGTAGGAAAAGCAACAGCACACGTGCTAGTGGATGGTAATTACGAGGCTTTGTTAGTTACAGAGTTTGGGTCTATCCAGGACTTATATGTGAAAACTACAGTGGACTTGGCAAAACCAAAAGATGAAATCACACTTATGGACGTTTCACCATATGATGTAGACATTGGTGGGTTATTAATATATTCATTATCTAACCAGTCCGTTAGCGATATTAACTTTAACATATTTGCAGGAACAACTGGCTATTATGATTTTACGGTTGTGGACTATAATGCCAGTCCAATCGACCGAGAATATATCCCTAGAAACTATGGCGTAAGAGTTGCATTAGGATCAGGTTATTTTAGCCTATACAATTTACAACCATACTTGATTAAGGATGTGGACGGAATCATTCCTAAGCTTAAAGTCATAGACCAGCTTAACAGGGCTGTGAATGATGCAGTTGTGATAATATTTAAAAACATAGAAGGTTCTAATACTGTTGTAGAATCTGCAATTACTGATTCGACTGGGTCAATGAGCTGGTCAGTATATCCATTGGACTTGTACACAATAGCGGTGTATTACAATGAAGAGCTTAAAGGTACTTACACACTCAGACCTAGAACTTCTGATGATATTTATTATATTACAATCAACCTAAGTGCTGATGATGTGCTTGGGATACCAACAGTAGTAAATTTAGACTGGGGTAATACTGTTAGCTATTTCAATCTGAATAGCCAGGATATAGAAATCAAAGACGCAATTATAAATAGCAACAAGCTGAACATAACTGGCTATGTTGCTAAGTTGTACCAGGGTACGACTTTAATAGACTCTAACACTTATGTTGTTGATAACGTTAGCAGTGCAGGATTGGATTATGTGTTCGATAGCACTACAATTGACACAAGCATGAATACTGCTATTATAAAAGTCACAGTTGAATATGCTGGTGGGCTTGAGCGTGAGTTTATAAGAAAGATAGTACTCAATAGACGTAGCAGTCCAGTTAACTTTTTCATATCCGCAAAGGATGATCTTGGTCAGCCACTAGCAGTTATACTTGCATTGTTTATAACTGGCTTGTTACTTACAATGCTGACATTCAGTGGACTTCCACTTGGTAAGCTTGGTATTGCGATATTTGGTGTAGTAGTGCTTGGAGTGTTTATGTGGATTGGCTGGTTAGATTCTGGAGTGATGGTGATGGGCTTTGACGTGAGCAGGTTTATGTATGTACTAGTAGCATTAGGAATAATGTATTTTGCATTCAAGGAAGGTGTTAGATAGATGATTAACAGAATTTTATTGTTCCTTAGCATATTGCTTATGATTAATATAGTGATGGTAGGAATTGGCGTATATGATCAAGGCGTACTCGAGCTTGATCAATACCAGGTCATTAACAAGGACGTTGAAGAGCTTCAGGACTTGAGCACAGCTACAGAAGTTGTACTTGTAGACATTGGTGAATCAGATTCTGTTGAAGACTCAGAATCACAGTTATCATTATTACCAGAGGCATCAGAAGGCTATGCTTCATTGAAAACTATAAACAAGCTAGCAAAAGGGCTAGTGTTTGGTTGGACTATGATATTTGTAGTGCTTGGACTTCCAGCATTATTAACATTTGGATTAATATCCATAATTGGACTTATCCAGATATTTAGTATGTTCTATTTGATTGCTTATTTCATATCTGCACTTAGAGGTGGAATCAAATGATTGGGATTATGTTAAGCCTAGCGGTTAGCAATTTGTTCAACGAGTTTGGAGTAGCCATTGCTGGATCTTACGAGCTGTTTGGGTTCTTTCTGTTAATAGCATTCGGTTTGTTCTTGTTCTTACTGAACATTCCTGAAATGATCATACTCGGATTCTTGTCAGTGTTCGTGGTGGTATTGCATGCTATTTGGGGCGGCATATTCACAACGCTTGCAACAATCGTTGGAGTAGTGTATGCTGTATTATTAGCAATATTCTTGTTTGGCTTGTTCAGAAGAGGTAGTTAGGTATGGCTTCTGGACGTAATCATTATCGAAGATGGACTGTGTTCTCGGACATATTCAACGGGTTTGTTATGGATGGGGATATGTGCAAGGACAAACAAAGACTGAGCATGAAATATGCACACTTGCTCAGAGACGCAAAGAAAGAAACCAATCCTGTTAAGCGTAAGGCGATGGAAGACGTGGCTTGGATAATTAAAAGCATAATGCAATAAATGGAGATGATGGATATATGGCACAAACATTTAATAGTTATAAAAAGAAAATAAAAGCACTTATAGACAAGGATATGGAAAGTGATATTCCAGCAATCATGAGTGCACTCAGTCCAAAGGACAGAGTCAAAATGCGAAAAGAAATTGATATTTACAAGTATAATAAACGTGAAAAAGAACACAAGAAATTTAAGAAATATCAAGATAACAAAACTAAAGCTTATAGATCCACAGTTAGCAAAACCAAAAAAGCATTGTACGATTCTAGGAGAAGGCGTACTGCTAAATCTGGTAAGTCCATACTCAAAGGCTTTGGACTTGCATAGGTGTTTTTATACAATCGCGTTAGTAATATATGTATATATTTACAAACTAAAAAGGTGAGCATTATGAGAAAGAGAAAAATGAAAACTAAAAAGTATAGTTGTAATGTTAAAGTTTCAACTATGAACAAAATACCAAAAGCACAACACAAGACATATAAATTATAAGGATGTGAAATAAACATGCAATTTTATTCTGTTGTAACTAAAAAGAAACTCGAAATTCCTAAGTCCAAGATCAAGCTGAAAAAGAAAGGCGGAAGATGGTTTGCAGTTGGCTTGTATAAAGCTAAAGGCAAAACTTACGAGGCTTGGAGAATACTTGGCAAAAAAGATGTTGAAAAACTGAAATAGTTTTATAAACCTTTGATACCATAATTGTATATGGAGCATAACAAAGTGATAGCATTATTTGTTATCACTCTAATTTTTTTTATAGGCGTGTTCTTGAGACCTAGCTATAGATCTTATAATGGCATGGACGCATATTATTTCAAGAATTATATCGCTGACAAGTCAGATAATATTTCTCAAACTCCAGCACTCGGGAAACTTATATTTTCAGTATTGCCTAATAACGATTTTGTGATCAAGCTAGTAATGTTTCTGGTCACATTTGGAATAGTTTATATGTTCGGCAGAGTCGGAGAATATTATTCGCCAAAATATGGTTGGCTGGCTGGAGCAATTCTTCTGACTGGCTTGTTTTTCCATAATATTTTCATCAGACTCGAGGACGATTTGTTTGGCTTATTCTTTGTTACGCTAAGCTGGTGTTTCTTGGTCGATTACCATAGGGTATTCGATAGAGAAAATACAGGCAAAATCATGCCAATTATACTCAGCCTAATTTGTCTAGCAATTGCGGTGTTTATTTGGAAATGGGCAATATTTTTCGTGTTCATATTCTGGCTCGCGTCAAAAAACCATCCGCTATATCTGATTTCTGGATTTGGAGCATTGTTTTTGTTCTGGAAAGATTTAATAAACGGAATAATTCCAAATATGGCAGTTTCAGAAAGTCTGCCAGTCATAGGATTTTTAGCTCTTGGTATTATGATGATATCTTACACCAAACATTTCAAGATACATTGGTATAAATATTCACTGATACTTGCGACCCTTCTAACTCTAATAAACTTGAAGTTCATATTCGTACTATTTCCGATTATCACTCTGAACTTTGTGAAAGGATGGACGACACTGCCTATGAAATATCAAAAGGCTTTGATGATAGCACTAGGCATTACCTTCTTGTACTTGTGCATACACAATTACACGTCAATGCCTGGTGAGGATATGCACGAGCTAGTAGAAGAATATAAACTGTATCAAGGCAATGACTATACTACTCAGAACAATTGGTCATATGGTTATTATCTTATTGATCAAGGCATCGCCACCAATAGTTTTGGTTGTCCTGGTCAAGACAATGTCGATTATAAAAATGTGGTGCTGACATATAACAATGATCAGAACATTATTAACTGCATTACTATTTTTTCTAATACTGCTGGTATTATAGCAGATTGTAATAGATCTAAAATATAGTATATACTATATTTAAGTAACGCTTTTATACAAAAAACTATATTTTTGGGCGGTTATTTGTAATTATTCATATTTTAATATAGTATATACTATATTATAATTAATATAATATTGATCTAAAATATTTGAAAATAAACCAAAAACCTAAAAAAAGTAAGATATATAAAAACAATAGGTATATAATACCTTACGCTCCAATATATACAATTAATTAAACAAATTAATTAAAAAATAAAAGAGGTTTTTATAAATGACTAATAACAATATAGCAAAAAATAATAATATTATTTCTTTTAGCATTAAAAAAATTGCTGAAGAAGTTGCACAAGATCAGAAAACTGTATATACCCCAAACATGAAAATATATTTTTCATATCTAAACACACAAAAAGAAATATATAATAATTATTTAAATTATTTAAAAAATGAGGTGGAATAAATGAAAATAAACGAAAACAAAAGAAAAATATATATACCTTTAGAAGATAAAGAAGATAACATTAAATATTTAAAAATAAATATATCTTATGATAAAGGCGGTGCTAATTACTATTATGGTGGTAATGATAAACGCGGTATTAAAATATATTTTAAACGTGTGGAATTGACACAACACACAGGCTATACAATGGAAAGCTTTAAAGCTGGTGGTTCTGAAGACGGCTTTAAAATGACTATTACAGAACAAAAAAGATTAAACACAAATAAACTTAACAAATATTTTAAGGTTCTAGTAAAATATAAAGATAAACTAAAAGATTTATTTTTTAATAAAAATTATGATGATCTAAATAATTTTATTTGTTTATTAAATAAGGAGGTCATAAAATGAATATAAATGATATAGACTTTGAGAAAGCACATAATACAGAAATGTTTAAAGATTATTTACAAGAAATGAATAAAAATAAAAATATAAATATTTACGTGCCAAATGTAAAAAGGTTAGCATGGGTAACTGTAGAGTATAAAACTAGTTTAGTTAATATTTCTCTAAACCTTTTTGCAGGTTTAAATTTTAGTAGTATCTGTAAACCTAGCCCCCAAAGCGGCGCAGGATCTAGAATTTTTGGAATGGTTACAGAACCTAATTTAAAACATATTCAAAATACAATAAATAGATACTACATATACGCTAAACCATTTACAAATATAAACGAATATTTCAAGTCTGAACAGAAGTTTTTTAAATATGAAAAATTAGAGGTGGAAAAATGATTAAATATAAAAGTTTTATTGATGATGCTGAAAAGATGGCAGATTTTTACAAATTATCTAAAGAAGACTTTTTAAATTTCTATTCTTATATAAACGCTATAGAATACGATTTAACAATTATAAAAATTAAAAATATAAAATCTAAACATGCACAAATAAGACACATTTTAATTTCTAATGATTGCCCAGAATACGGTGACGTAATTATAGATAATATATGTACAGTTTTAAATTATCCAACTACAAATATATACTATATTGAAGAGGTGGAAAAATGATCACAGAAACAGAAAAAAAATGTAAAATATATTTAAAATATATTGAAAATTTTAAACAGCATATAACAATTAATATTGATAATACAATATTTAAACTTAAAAAAGATGAATTTCTTCCAGAAGATATTAAAAAAATAGGTTTAAAAATTGTAGATCTAGAAAAACAAAGCAAAGAAATAAGACAAATTTTATATAAATGAAGGTGGTTTTTATAAATTTAAAATATAAATTAATGTTCGAGATTGGCATAAAATTAATACACACAAAAGCAGGATCAGGTTATATTAGATATGACCATAAGGTATATTCTTACAATATAGTTTTAAAAGAAGCAGAAGCAGATCTTATATAAGATCTAAACACAAAAATATAAAATAAATAAAGGTGGAAAAATGGATAAATTGACAATGAAAGAAAAACGCGTACAGGCATATTATAAACTAGACAATATTATATTTAATATTGTCATAACTTTAAACCCCGGTTCTATAGAATTAGATTATTTAAAATGCCAGGAAATAATAAACCTAATTACAACACAACAAAACTATTTATTAAACCTTATTAAACCTGAAGCAAATGCTAAAGAATTAATAATATTAAAAAGATATATTAAAGAAAATAACCAGGCTTTAAAAGATACAAAAAAAACTTTTAAAAATAAAAACTATACGCCAACAATCACTAAAGAATATGCTTTAAAATATAATTTATTTAATATAAAAGATTGTTTTGTTATAAATTAAATATAGTATATACTATATTTAAACACGCTATGAGGTGGTAAATTATGCTGGTTGAACTAAAAAGAACTACTAAAACAACGCGTACCAATAGTAAATATAGTGATACTATATTTATTAATGGAAAAGCACGCTGTATATGTAGGTTAAACAAAAACAAAAAAACAAAAGACTTTATAAAAGATATAATTTAAATCAGGATCTAAAGGATCAGAAAAACTTATTTTTTTTTTATTTTTTTAGATCAAGGCGATGCCATCACAACCTATTATACGGCGATGCCTTCATAACCTAATACTAATTTTAATATGATACACAACACACTACTTCGGCAATGCCTAGTAATAACACCAATGCTTATAAACGTTTGTTACTTAAGATATATATAATTACGACAATGTCTAGTAAATGGAGTGATCATGTTTGAAAAAGAAAAATAGTAGAAAGGCAAAACCTAAAGATACATTAAAGAAATTAAAAGTTAAAGACAGAAAAGCAATAAACAAATATGCTAGCAAAACTGGTAGACATCCAGCTAACATCAAAGTTGACTTAGAAAGAATGGCTAAAGTACCTGGGCGTAGAGAATCAAGGTGGGGTAATATCTACTATGAATATCGTAAAAATAGATCTGACAAAAATCCAAAAACTGGTTTATAACATAACAATGTTCATAAGGAAATAAAAATTTTATTTCCTTTTACTAATTGTCTAATCAACTAATTCTTCACGTTCTTTCAGCCAATCGAAATGCTTTTGTTTTTCAGCAAGCGTAAGCTCTAGATTATCAAACACTCTAACAGACTTAGCGTATTGTTTATAAAGCCTAACAGTCTCGTCATTTGACACAGACCATTTATTACGCATGTGCTTTTTTATGGTTTGTAATTTTTGCATTGTGCAATCGTATTCTTCAACATCCGCTTGTGAAATAATTTTGCCACAATATTCGCACAAATCCACAATCTTCTTATTATTTTGTTTGTCAAAGTCTTTGTTCAGTCTAGCACAACACATTCTGCAATACACATTAATCACCTATCAATTCTTTTCCATCTTTTCGAAGCTTACGTATGCACTTTTTATGAAAGTACAAGCCCACATACTTGACATCACAGCCTTTCTGACCACACAGCTTGCAAGTCTTTCTAGGATGCTTAGAACTTTGTATCTCAGCATCAGTATATTTATAACCACCATCAGCCCTAGACTCGCTTAGTTCTTTCTTAGCAGTGTTCAATAGCACACCTTTTGTAATACCCTTTTCTTCTAGGTTCTTGAACATAGCTTTAGATCCAGTATTAGCACGCTTTAAGTTTATCATCATATCAACTCCCTAAACAAGTCCAATCAATAATAACAATAAACCCAATATTGTAGCCACAACATATATAAACCCACCCACAATACTAAACTTCAAGAATGTGTCCAAGTTTTCAAATTTTACTTTTAAATTTTTATTTTCAGCATCATTAAATTCGTTCATAAGTCTTTTTAATTTTTCCAATTCTGTTTCATTTTTTATTTCGTTTCTTTTTTCCATAACATCACCTTTTCAATAATTCTGGATTTTCATATATGTTACCTATTATTATTTGATTTTTTAATTCTAAATTACACAGAAGTTCACTACCTAAATTTTCAGCATAATTAATTTGACAACAACCATCTTCCATATTTACAAACCCAACCCAAGCATCATCTTTTAAAATATCTCCTTCAAATATTAGTTTGCTATTCTTATCTTTCAAACCTATACATGTTAAAAGTTCACCTTTATCCAATTCTGAGATACTCACAAATCCATTTTGATTAAACTCAACAGAGTTATTTATCAAGTCTATTTTATAAACATCAAACACTTTGTTATTTATAGCAAACCTATACTTGTATCTATCATCCATTCAAATCACCTTTAAATTTTCTAGTAACAGCCTGGTTGCAGTCGCAAGCACACCAGCAATTATCATACACACAATAAATATAAATATAAACTTGATGGTTAGCTTAATCATAACCACCACGCTTTTGAATACCGTCTCTGGGTCATTGTTCCTGGTGTGTACAAGTCAACAATTCCATCAAAGTATGTTCCACAAGCATCACACTTGAGCAACATCTTACACGGAGACTTTTTTATGCTAACTGACAAGTGCCCTTTCATGCACTTAGGACAAATCCATTCTGTAGCAGTAAATTCAGTCATCTAATCTATATCATCATCATCGTCAAAATCTACACCACTAAATGGTTCTAGGTGTTTATCAACAACAGGCTTTGCTGGTATGATAACAGTCTTAGGTTTTGGTTCTGGTTTAGATTCTAGTTCAGGCTTTGGTTCTTTAGTAACTTCTGGTTCTTCTTTAGAAGCAAGCTCTGTGAGTACAGAATTGTTGCTCATAATAAGCTTCATAAAATTGTTGTTCACGAACTTTTGCATAACTGCTAAGTCCTGATTTATTAGTTCTAGGCTAGTACCGTTCACGCTATATTCTTCATATAACACGTTCACTTTGTTTTTCAAGTATTCAGAAAGTCTTAGTACGCTTCCGAATTGTTTTTTTAACATATTTTCCATATCCATCATACCTCAAATTTTATAGAACAAGATCCTTTGACCTTGTCTGATTTTCATGATTTTGCTATTATTAACTATACTTTTCTTGTATAATAACTTGTACGCTGTGCTGTTTGAGATACCGAATGCTTTGGACATCTCTGCTACGTACAACCTACCATTTGTGAGTTTTGAAATTGCCATATTAAACTGTGACTGTGTTATCATCAGCATCACATCTGTCAACCGTCAAATCATAAATCATTTTGTTATTAGCCCCACGTGTAACTTTTGCGATGACTATTATGTTTTTAGTTAAGCTTTCAGGATAACCTATCACAGTAGATATTTTCTTAATCAAAAGCCCATATTGATAACCAGTTAGCTTAAGCAATGGCTTATGATAACCAACAGTGTTGAAAAGTATATAAGTTCTAATTCCATACTCGCCTTTGTCAACTGTGACCTTGTCTTTTGTGCTTAGGTCTATCTTGACAATATGACTACCCTCGCTTAGTACTTGGAAAGTCTCGTTTTCTTCATCCTTGACTTTCATGTTTTCTGCGTCTTCTTTTATTTGGTCTATCCATGACATATTCATTCTACCTCACTATTTTTATTATCACCAAGATGATCTTTTAATTCTATTAGTACCATATCCAACTGTACTTCAGTCATAAAAAGTGTATGTCCATGTTTAGTAAACTTGCACATTGACACTGTATTATCATCAACACTTATGTCTGTGTATTCTGCTATTCTAATTAATCTTTCTAAATCAAACTCAGTCAATCTAGCACCATACACACTTCCAAAATCATCTATGATTTTGAAATAGCCATCATCAATAAAGACTTTTGGACAATTGCACACTCTTTGATCACATGCTGTAAATTCTTCACTCATTTATTTCTACCTCATTTATTTCTTTTTTAGATTCGTCTTTTTTCTTTTTTGTGGCATCCCAACTAAAATTAGCAATGTTACCACCAGTCATCATCATAGCACGTATGATTCCATATATCATAGGTATTAATCCTACTGCTAAACCTATAAAAAAGGAAGTCCAAGCATTCATTTCTTGACCAACTCCTTTTCTTTAAGTATTAGCCCGCTAATATACTTATTAGCAGACAATCTTTTTTTATATGCTTGGTCTCTTACAAATTTCCAGTTGCTAAGGGGCATGTAAACTGACCCCATCACTTTTGGATTATCTATATTCATACTCAATCACCTATTCATAAACTAATTCTTTTAAAATTTTCTTGTTATGTTGAATTTTACCATCAACAGTTTCTGTATCAGTTGTAGCTCCTAAAAAATATACTTTTGTAGTACCATTTTTAAAAGTCCATACTTCAATTTTGTGAGTAAATTCTTCATTGTCTTTAAGTGTATTTAGATTGCTAAGAATATCTAAGGCAATTTGTTTATTATATCTGTTTGTAAGCATTTGTAATCCGCTTACACCATGACCATGATGTACTTCTGGTTCAGGTTCTGGTTCTTCTTGTTCTTCAATAATTTTCATTTCAAAATCGTACATTTCGTCTTCATCATAGAACTTGAAATCTGCAACTCCTAATTCGTGACAGTTGAATACTAATTCAACATGGTCAGTTATATAATGCACCATGTCTGGTGTAACAACATAAAATCCACCAGTGTATGTTCCACTGTCTGTAATCATATCACAATAACTTTCTGTTTGTATTTTAAACTTTTCCATTGGCTTAAAAACTTTAACGTCAAAGTTCTCGTTTACTAAAGCTTCTTTAGGCATATCTATTGACATAGCGAATATGCTTGTTGTCATTAACAATAATGCAATTAACATTACTGGCATTCTTTTTAAATTCATAATTTATTCTCCTTTATTTATTATAACTTGTTCTTATTAAATAACTTATTAAACAAACTGTTTATAAACCCATCACAAGGTCTTCATAAATCTTTATGAACTTACCCTCTTGAACCTCCCAACAATACTTTCTTTTTATGTTTTGTATATTTGTTAAATATGTATCATAGTTGATTATAAGCTCATTAACAGCAAAGTCTATATCTACAGGAGTCAAACTTTGAACTATAACACCAATCTGTTCTTTTTCAACAATCCTTGCAACATCTATCATATCTCTAGTTACTATGACAGGACATTCTGCTTGGATATATTCGAATATCTTGTTCGGTAACGAATAAGCTATATTCTCACAATTGGTCTTGTAAGCACAAATTCCAAACTTCTGATGATGAAGCTTTTGTCTAAACTCTTGCTTATGCAAAAAACCTGTTTTCTCCCAATCACCTTTTGGAGAACCGCCAATCGCAACTAGCAAAGTGCCAAACTTTTTGAATGCCTCACCAACCATCTCAACTCCAGGTCTAATATAGCTACCAATGAATGTTGCTGAATATTGTTTATCAAAATCTGTATCTTTCACATAACTAGACATGTTTGCAATCACGCTTATTGGCTTATTATAAGCTTGCAATAATATTTTCTTTATGGTTGGTGAAACACAAATCATTCTATCAGCATGCTTCACTAATTTTTTCTCACGATTATATTGCAAAGTATTTCCTATATACGAATATAAAGTGTACAAGAAATATGATTCAGTACGTCTTGTGCCTTTCCAGTATTCGTGAGAATCATAAACAATATCGCTACCATGTTTTTTTTTTGTTAATACTCCAAGCCATAAAGTGTCTGGATCATTACAATCCACAATATCACAATTAATGATTTTGTCCTTCCAGAAGTTTCTGTTATTTACAACCCTATACCATAGCCACTTAAAGAAGCTACTGAACCAATAATACTTCACTGTTAAGTTTTCAGTGTATGTTTTAGAGGGTCTTACCTTAGGTTTCTTACACACACTCTGCACAATCACATTAAAATGTTTGGCTAGGCTATACGCCTTCTTCTTAACTCTATCATCTTTATCAAAATCGTTCCAAACTGCCATTACAATTGTTTTCATATATTCTCATCACTCCAATAATTTCAACAGCTTATTCTTCATAAACTGAGCACATGCAATTACTCCAACTCTATAATCTTTAGTTTTTAATCCGTCCTTGATTAAAGTATCACAAACTTCTTCAAATATCTTAGGCACATTATCATTAATATAATCTTTCTGGATTAACATTTTCAATTCTGTTGGGTCTTGGTGATACAATTTTTCTTTTACACAATAATCCTGTATCACTTGTTTGATGTTTATAGGATTAGTCTTTGATATTTTCTTTTTAAATTTTTTCACAGATATGTCTTTAAGAAAGCCATCACCAAGAGCGTCGAATACTTGCCATTTGGAATAAAAAACATCTTTATCATCATACTTAATTTCAGTCATAATTAAGCATCACTTTTTTCCATTACAAAAAATATGTGTCGCTTGTTATAAAATGGATACACAACTTTTATGTTCTTGAAATACAAGCCCAATACAGCTTTGAAATGCTCAAGATTACCAAAATCCAATTCCCAATAATGACTAGCACCAGTATTGAACTTGAACGGTAGCCACATACAAAAATGTTTGAAGTGCAATATGTTAGTCACAAAATTAAAACGCTTCTGTTTAAACGGCAAAGACAAAACCACATGCTTGTTAGATAACAAGCTTATATTACTTAGTGCAATCTCTAGCTTAGCTTTTGGAATATGCTCAAGTATCTCGAACGCACACACACAATTAAACGCACCTTTATATATTCCATACTTATAAACTGGATGTAGATCTGTAGAAATATCCCCTACCATATTTGGATTTAATTTACTGTTAATATCCATAGTCTGCACATCCACACCTATGTTTTGCATATGTGTTGAGAACAGCTTGTTACCACAACCAATCTCTAATATACTACTAGGCTTTAACTTGTACACTTCTTGGATCTGAGTAAGATAGCTATCAAAGTTTTCTATGTTATTACAACTCTCCCAGTAATATTTATAAGTAATACTTTTTTCATATTCTTTTGTACCCACCAAAAATCACATCCACAATCTTATTATATTGTATGCCACAAGTATATTTTTTAATAGTTTGATTTCCTTCTACTGACCAGCCATACAATGTAAAAGCATCATCCATAAACTTATCTATCATTGATGCTATTAGTCTTGGAGAATCTTTCTTAACCAAACACACTTCTTTGTTCGTGAACACTTTACAGTTCACATAATCCATTCCTAGTATCAACGGAATACCAAATCCAAGTGCTTCAATCACATTATTTCCATAACCGATTATGTTGTTAGTCACGTGACTAACCATCATTCTACAATCGTCCATATACTTCTGCACATCAGAATCAAACCCTTTGAATATTATGTTTGCATTTCTGCAATAGCGTTCCTTAAGCTCAGCCATATTAGTTCCATCGCCTACGATAATATATTTTATAGTTCTATCTTTTAGATGTATATGTGATTTTAAAAACACCTCTACCGCTGAGCCAGGATATAATCTGCCCACAAACAACACTTGTCTCTGAGCACACTTATAATTCCAATTACAATCATCGTCAGCAACCGATATTGCGTTCCTAATTATTAGCATGTATCTGGAAGTAAACTTAGAATAAAATTTCTGTTCAAATTCAGATATACACATTACATCTTGGACACTATTCAAAGCCAGCCTGTTAACCACATTATAATACAAGCTCTGGAACAAATATTTCCAACCAGTTTTTTTATAGACCTGAACACCATGCAAGGTAAGATAACTTTTCATAAAAGGCTTTAATAACACCCCTACTAATGCTGAATTAATTCCATGAAAATGAACCTTTTTATAGCCTTGGATTCTTAGTTTTATAAGCCTGAAAAAGTTTAATATGTTCAGTACGAAACATTTGAGTATCACTGGCAGTTTAGAGTTCCATAACTGCATTGGACAATCCAATAACACAAAATCTATATCGTGTTTCACATACCAGTTAATACGATTAGAAGTGCCTTTCTGAACTCCGCCAATCGTAAGCAATGGCATTTCTATTACTTCTATTATTTTTCTCATATCATCACTTTCTTGATCATATCTAATCTTAGACGTGGTGTGATTATTTCATGCTTGTCTATCTCTGGCACTTCATCAGAATACAATATGCTACAGCCACATAACAAAGCCTCGCATACTGCATTAGGATAGCCTTCGTGTCTGGACAATTGGCAATAATATTTAGTCTTATTTAGGGCTTGTAATATTTGATCACGACTAAACTTACCTACTACCATAACATTATTAGGCACATTTTTTTCAAGCTTTTGCAATAGCCCTATCTCATAACCAATTAACAAGTAACCATTATCAGGATCTTTTCGTGCCATATTCACAAACCTATCAATTCCTTTTACCAAATGTCTAATTTTAGCTTTAGCAACATCTCCACTATTAATACAAATAGTAGTCTTAAAATTTCTACCTGTTCTATTATAGTTTTTCCAAAAAAATGTATTATATCCTGTTGGCACAATCTCACACTTATCCACTAGTGCTTTGTCTATTTGTTTGATATTACCAATTAGCTTACTTCCAACACACAAAATTTTATAAGCATTTTTCATGTTAAGTTTAGTTAGCACACCTAGTTTTTTGTTCACAAACGCACCATACATTAGCATAGTATCCTTAACTGTATCATAACCACCTGCGATTAATATTACTTTAGTACCAGTCAATTTTCCTACAACTGATGCAAATGTGGATGTACACCACCAGCTATAAATATAATCACACTTCATAGCTTTAGCCATTGTTGGAATCAGATTTTTTACACACCATGACGTATATTCTTTTGAGCTCATTCGTGGTGGCGAAACTAGTCCAACATCAAATACAGTTTTTAATAGCTTATAATCTTTTATTATGAACTCTGAGTCTAGTCTATTTATCATTAATATCTTTTTCATTTTTTATCACCTATATATAATTTTATTTATTATTCTTCAAGAACTCATCAATAGTACAAACATCTAGTTTAGATTTTTTTATTTTATAATACAAATCCTTAATAGTCTTATTTGCAGTAACGAATACTGTTGGGGCATTAAGTTTAACAGCATCTATCAAATCATGCACACTTATCCAATACGATATATTGTCCATAAATTCTTTTTTATAAGTTTCTATTATATTAGCTTCTAACTTTTGTTTATCCTCATCAGACAAACTCTCAATTTTATCTATAGTTTCTCTAGTCATTTTTTATCACCTATAATATTATTAGTATCATAATCTATTTCAAAATTCTTTTGACAATAATATACATATCTCCACCCATTAGTAAAACTAGTTACATTATCATATCCAGCATCCTTACATATCTTTAGATAAGGTGCTTTTTCAAGCCTATTACTTTTAAATGTAGCACTACTATCAGCTTGAATTAATATAAACACTATTACTAATGTTGCTACAATTATTATAATAATGCTTATTATAACTCCTTCTATTTCAATATCATTCATTTTTTATCACCTATCAATATATCTAATTTTTTATTTATCTCATCATACTTAGAAAACTGTTTAACAATCACAGGATTTTTCCATGATCTTATATTAAGTTCTTCAGAGAAAAAGTTTAGCTTTATTTCTAACCAGCCAAACAGCATTATTCCTGCAAACCCAATTATCACAATTGGTATTGTATAAGTGCTAACGTCAATATTTAGACCTAACATTTTTAATTGAGCGATAACTAAAAAAATAGTTCCACTAAAGGTTATGATACTAGCATAGGTTCTACCTCTATCAAAATATATTTTTAGTTTCATGATTGTATTTTTAAAATTCATATTTATCTCGCTATAAAATTTTTTATATTTTCTTTAAACTTTTTATATTCCTTAAATACTTATTATAGTTATTTTATAAATCTACATAAAACATTTGTATTAATAACCATTTTCTTAGGTATTAATTGAAAATGTTTAACAACATCATCACCAAACATCATAAATCCTAAAATTATATACTTCTTATCTTCAAATATAAGATAACCTATTGATTTAGTAATTAGTGGTTTTATATCCTTAACTAAATCAGAAACATCCCATCTTTCATAACCACTTTGAGCATCCTCCCATTCTACCTCTAACACTATTTTTTTATGTATGTTTTCTTCTAAAACTTTAATTACTGTTTGACCAAATTTATCTCTTGATATACTTTCAATGTTTAAATAGTTTTGTTTAATCAAATTTTGTTTAATTTCATTACTAAAACCACAAAAATTACTAATAATAAACTTCTCCTCATTAGCAAATTCTCCGATACCATTTAAACCTAATTTTTTAACCTTCCTAATCATTTACCATCACCTATAAAATTTTTAATATTTCTTTAAATAAATCTTTTGGTATTTTGCTTCTTTCATAATTGTTTTTTAAACCTTGAGTTCCTGTTTTTGACCCTCTTGGTGCTGATATATGGCATGGATCACCATTATGACACATTGGTCTGGGTATCCACTTAAAATCATTAGTCCAGATATCAGTTGGTTTCATTCTTTTATCTCCATACTGACAATAAGTAATAGTTATTCTCCTATAATTAGAAATATTATACTTATTAAATATAACATCAATTACTTTCCTCATCATACCTCTAGGATTTTCTATATACCATAACTTAGGTTTAATTATAGATATAGCCTTTATAGTTTTATCCAAAAGTTTTAAACCAACAACACATTTTTCAGTTTTTGGAGTTTTATCTTTATTCCAATGTCTACCAATAGATGCTACACTAAAGGTTGTACAAGGTGGTGATGCCCAAAAATAATCATAAGTATCTTTTATAGTATTTAAATCTAAATCTAAAAAATCTATACAAATATCAGGATTATATTCTTTAAT